GGTCGATCAGCGCTTTGTACCATTCGTTGCGCAGGAGTTGCCGTTCCGCAGCCCGTTCGACCGCGGTCCTCTCCATCCTTTCGGCTCGGGCTCGAGTGCGCCGGTCCGGGAGGTTCGAGGTACGACGACCCACTTTGCTAACTCGACGCCCCGCTTCGCTTGAAGCATAGGCTGCGTAAGCTTCTTTGGCTCGTTTTCCGGTAAGTTGTTTGTGATTTTCATGCCACTCATCAAATGTTTTCATGTTTTGTCAAATTTATGTTTTGTCCCGGCTGGTCTGTGGCCGGGCGCCAACCGGCAGGTTGACTCACAGGATCTCCCACGGGAGCGTCGACCCAGTCGCGCTCGGCAAATCTCAGTGCCTGGTACCGTTCGCCGGGTTCAATCAAACCCGGCTAAAGACAGCGATCAACAATCGATCGCCGTTATCTGGGACAAAGCATAGTGAGCCAAAACCAAGCCCACACGTGCCTCTTCCAGATATGCGCACAAATCAACGACGTCTTCGGCGCTCAGGTTATACCGAGCTTCAACGAAGGCGAAGTACTGGACTGAACGGCCTATGATGGCGTCCTCGTCGACATGCGCGCTGTACTCGTGGTCATCCGATCGCGAACCTTCAATCAATAAACGTTCAGCTTCCGAGCCTCGAGGTGCTACCGCGCTTATTTCCATGAAACAGTCGCTGCGCAACAAACCCCGAGCCAAGCTTAAAGTTATGACATCGTGTTGGTGATCTCGCTCCACGTCGCGGATGCGTCCGAAAAAGTGCTCAACCACTTTCCGTTCGCCAATAGCAGCATCTGCCGCTCCCAGCATGACGATCGCTCTTCCGATCTTACGTGACATAAGAATGGTGTCGAATCCATTCACGATGGCTGGCATCGCGAGCTTCGAACACATGTCACCAGTAAGAACGCTCAAGTCCTCGGCATATTCCACTTCACCTGTGACTTTGAAACCCAAGTCACTCGCGGCTCGAACAACGCAAGCTTTCAAGAGGGCCATCTCGCTTTCCAGCGTACGGCCTCCTAACGCAGCGATCACGACATGATTCGTGTCATCACCATTGCCGAGGACCGGCGTAAGGTGATCAACCGCGTTGACTACTTGCGCATGATCTGGCGCTAGACAAGACAAATACAGTTGAACTGCATGCTTGATCATAGCGCAAGCCATGATGGTGGTAAGGATGCTAGTACCAGCAGTACCACTTCCCATCTTGCCCGAGATCCACATTTCAACCGTGCGCCGTCGATCACGCACCTTGCCAGTGAATGCTTCCACAATAATGTCGGTCATTACATAGTAATCCTCGACTTGCGAATACATATCACTGGTAGGCACGATTTCAAACTGCGTCCACGGAAATTGCAAACTCTCGAACTCCACGGGTTCCCCGATCGACTGCAAGTACGCTGCGTGAAGCAACGCGCCCGCAATCCACAACTTCTCAACGGCCATCAGAGGCACGACGCCGATGTAAACGAATGGCAGCAACGCCATGGCCAATACACAGAGAGACCACGAGCCGTCACACGCCTCAATATCGAAATTGAGGATGAACCATCCGATAGCAAGCATATCGTTGCTAGTCGGCACGCGCGCCGATCCGGCGCTGAGAGCGCGAGCCAGCCATTTGTCAGCTAGCTCGTGACTGTTGCCGGTGAAGAGCGTAAAAGTCGCGGGTTGATCACGCGAC